ACCTCCACCCCTGCTGATGCCAGTCGCTCTGCATCTCCTCCACATACAAGATCCGTTCGCCGTTGGGGCCGGTGCGATCGGTCAGTCGAATGTGCGCCACGACGTTGTCTTCAGGAAAGTGACCTGTGGTGAATTTTTTATCTCCTGGGCGTGTGTCTGGCACCCTCAGCAACACCTCACGGTAGTTATCGCCGCCGTCGACTTTGTAATCTGAAAACATAGTGTCGCCCTCAGAGGCTCCTAAAAGTCCCCTGTCTTGGGCGTCTACCCGAGCCTGTATTTCTACCTCTTCCAAAGAATAAATTTCAGAGGCAACAAGTCGGTCTCTGTGGTCAGTTATTGTGTATCCCTCCTCGTCGTTGCCATAGATGTTATAGCCAAAGCTGCCGTCGTCGCTGGCGATCGTATAAATCTCGGTTGGATTTCGCATGTAATCATCTTGCGCGATTTGTTCGATAGCTTCACGAAATTCGTCCTTCAAATCATCCGGCAGATCATCGATTGCATCGCCGTTAGCAAAATGATCGCGCAGTCGACCTGTCCAAGCGTCTTCCAATTCCGGTGGATCGTTTCGTCCCGCCTTCATTATGTCGATAACACCTTCTAGGTAGTAAGAATCTGAGCCACCGCCTATTCCAGCGATGTCATCTTCAATGCCATCTATGAGATAAGAATACGCCTCGTAAGATTCGTCAATTCCTTGAGGTACAACCTCGAAGGAAGAGAAGTCTTCCGCGTCTGGGTCGGTTGACATTGTCACCTCTTCAACTTCAACCTTGTTGGCGGCAACAAATTCTTGGATCTCGGCCCGTGAGACGGACTTCTTCCCGGCCAAGAATTCATCCAGGCCAATCCACTCCATCTCCTCGGCCTTGACGCCGGGGGACTTGGCAATCATGGACCGCATCTGCTGGCCAGAGCCTTTCTCTTGCTTGAGATTGTTTGCTGCATCCTCGACAGCCGAGAAGAAGCCGATGGGACTGACAGGCGTGGGCGGGGGAGCGTCCATTACCCTTCTTATGGCCCTCTCAGTAATTTCTTCTTCGGGATAAGCCTGACCCGGCAAGGCTCCTATATTTTCTGGCTCGGCGACAGGTGTCTCCGTTAATATATTTTCCGGCGGAAGGGCATCGGTAGTCTCGACAAGGGCATCGGTCGCGCCAATGTTTTTCAACTTCATGGCACCCCTAGCCAACATGCCAAAAGCCCCGGTCAATATTCCTCCGGGCACCGCCATAACCAGTCGAGACTTTAAGTCTTCGAAGGTCGCGTTGTCGTCCTGAATGAATTCACTTAGGGCGGCAGAGACACCATCAGCATCTTTAGGCTCGAGCATACCGATTAAATCTGCGATGCCCTGGGCGTCTTCCTTGCTAGAAGTAGCAGCGTCACCAATAAGACCTCCGAGAACATCGGCACTAAATTTTCCGTAGCCAGCGGCCCGCAAGGCGGCAACCCCTGGAATAATGCCAACAGCCGCCTGTGAAAATCCAGAAGCCAAAGCACCAGCCAAACCTTCAGGGGCACGCATTCTTGTGTCGGGAAAGCCAATGGACCTCAGCCCGCTGCCAACCCGATCGACCAACTGTGGTAGCCCAGGGACTAGCCTGTTTATGTTATGAGCGCCAACCGCAAGCCCCTGAACTAATCCCTGGCCTACGTTCTTGATTTGATTTTCAATCGCAGTTCGCCGTTGGTCCTCCGGGCTTAGGACCGGAGCCTCTGTCGGAAAACTATCTCTAGTTACCGGAGCCTCTGTCGGAAAACTATCTCTAGTTACCGTTGGCTCTACGGCGACCTGTCCGAGTATGGACGGCCCATACTCGGGGTCGTCCGCAACGTAAGCGCCGCCCTCCACGCGCAGGTTAGTGGTCCCCGTCCTGAGAGCTTTTTCTGAAGCCTCCTGCTCGGTAAGAACCACCGGCCCCATGCGGATACGCAGGGCACCGTTGTTTCCAAACTCGTCAGCCATTAGACCTCTCCTGCGGAAAGCTCACGAGCTAAAATATTAAGGGTCTCCTGAAAGCCTTTGTCGAGAGCCTTCGCAGCTCTGGCAAATTTCCTGGGGCTGATGTCGTCCGCATCTATGCCACGCTTTTTGAGAAAGCTCTTGGCCGCACGTATCTCAGCTGCGGCTACTTTTTTAATTGCTGCTTTGGACATTGCTTTCCTCTGCGACGTTGCTCAATGCACCGTAATCGAAACCGTCTTGCTGTGACAATGCCGCCCCGGCTCCCACAACACCAAGCCCCGCAAGAATGTCGGCGCTGTCTTTCTTGGCGGGGTCGAACTGGGCGAAGCGGGAACGGATGTTCTTGGGGTCAAACACAACAAACTGGTCATGCTTTACAGGCGCCTCGTCTAAATCAAAAACACCCTTGAACCTCACGCCGTCATAGCCCTCGTTCATGGCGCTGCGCGCAACGTGATTAAACTCTGTTGGCGTGTAGATTGAAGCGTCAACCTCTAGGAGATTTTTGCCACGCAGCTTTGCGGGCACGATGTTTGCGCCCTCGTCATATCCTGAGACTGACGGCGGTTCTGGCCCAAACGACTTGATGGCATTTTCATAATCTTCTTTTAGGGCCTTCCGGGCGTCGAGATATTTCCACGGGGAATCAAACTGATCTCTGGACAGGCTGTCCTTTGCTAGGCGGTATTTTTTTGTCAGAGGTCGGATGGCCTCAAAGTAATCAACCGCCTCTTGCGTCATCAGATCATCAGAGTAACCCCCAAAGTACTTAGTGGCCTCCGGCACGTCAGAAAACCATGCGCCAAGGGCCGCGTCTTTCGCTCCGGTGTTTTCTCCAAATCTTGCGGGGTCAAATTCATCAAAGTCCTTCGTCGTCGCGTGATAAACGTCAGTATCAAACCCCATCTCCCTAGCCCGTGCCATGCGGGAGGCTTCGTCGGATGGCAATCCTTTCTTGAGTTCGCGCCGTCTGTGTTGCAACGCGCCCAACTCGATAGCATACGGCCCGCTTGGTTCTGCGCCCCGTGCCTTCGCATCTCGTTTGATTTGACCAATGCGCGAGTCAATGACCTTTAGAGCCTGATCGTCAGGCATCTCTCTAGTTCTAGCCAGAACCGTATCAGCCATGCGGGAGGCTTCGTCGGTGGGGAGGGTTTTCGGCGGGACAGTGGCAGCGGGCAGAGCGCCGCCGCTCTTTTTCGCCAGCAATTCGATGGCGGCTTCAGCAATTGTGGTCCACTTGCCCATCAGTCACCAAGCCTTGCACGACCAGTAGCGTGCCTTTGTTTTTGGGCCAGGAGTGTCGCAGTTGTGCCGAGAGCGGAAGTTGCTCTTGCGTCCCGGCTCGCTCTTGCGGATCTTCATGTTGGGGTCGCCAAAGGTCACGCGCTTAACATCGCCGCCATCCATAACGTAGACGACGGACTTCTTCTTGCCGTGGCTCACCTCGCCCTTGCCGATGCGGCGGGGCTTGTTGAGTGTGACCTTGCGACCCTTGTACTTGGCCATCTCAGTTCAGCCTTTGTGAACTTTCTGGACCTCAAAGGACGCCTTCTTGCTTGCGCCCTTGTGAGCCTTGTAGCCGGTGCCGGGGTTCTTCATGAGCTTCACGCTGCTGCCAGACTTCATCCAGTGAAAGCCCTTGGGCGCGTCTACTGATTTCTTCATGCTTTCCTCTTGGGCTTCTTGCCAGCGGCTGATTTGAATGCACCAGCGGTCGGCGCGCCAGGAGTTCCCGGCTTGCGCATCTTCTCACCAGAGCCACCGGCGATGCGTTTTTTCTTTGCGTGAATGTTTGCGTACAGTCCAGGGCGCTTTGCCATTATTTTTTCCCCGTGTAACCAGAAGCGTAGACTGCCTTGCCTTGTCTCTCAGCGGCAGCCTTGGTCTTGTAAACCTTGCCGGACTTGCCCCAGCGATAGCCGCCCTTGACCTTGCGGACGGGCATCAGTAGTCCATCTTCGGCCCGCCATGGCCTAGGATCTCGTCCATCACGTTGCTCATGTCGCCGCCATGCATCTTGATGACCTTGACCTTGACGCCTTCCTCCTCGGCCTCTTCCTCGCCGATACCGTATTCCATCTGGTGGCACAGCAGCAGGAAGTTCACGAGCTGGTCGTCGCTTAACTCAAGACCTTCGGTGTCACGGGCAAAGCCCATCTTCTCCATGAAGAGAGCTTCATTCTCTTCCATGTTTTCTACGTTGACTTCAGCCATCAGTTAGCTCCTTGGTCCAAATGTTGGTGGTATGTACTGGTAGGCTCCACGGCGGCGAGCCTGACCGGGTAATGCGCCGTATATGTGAGTGGGGCCAAACAATGCTTGCTGCGCAGCCGGGTCTTGTTGCCCCTGAGATAGCAGGTACTGTGGAATAGATGGGCTTAGGTTGGCCTCACCTTCCTCAATGTAACTCGCTTGCTCTGCGGCAGCTTCCTCTGGTGTCAGCGTGTTGGGACCAAAGATCTGATTTATGATGCCCATGCCACCCCTGACAAGGCTATAGGGCGGAATGAACGCCTTGGCGGCGGTATCCGCAACAGTCAGCGGCAAATTTATTTTGCCGTCTTTGCCTCTCACCGTAAGCAAGTTGCCAGCAGTTGCCCCAGCTTTTTCCGCCAACGATGGGCCGACATCATAACCCGCCGAGACACCGTCCTGAGTTACATTTCCATCCTCATCAACACTAATTATGCCGCCACCCTCTGTGCCAAAGGAACCTGCAGGAACCGCTGTTCCCGAAAAGAAAGAAGAAAAGAACCCCATCAGACTTGCCCCGGCATGCTGTTCATGAAGCCCTCAAACGCGCCAAGAGGCTGACCGTCACCCATCCTCGATCGCATCTCATCCGCCCTGCGCTGGACGTATTGCATCATCTGATCATGGGACATCTGCTGTTGGGGTGCCGCCTGCTGTTGGGTCGCGACCGGGCCGAATGCCGCTGGGTTGACTGGGACCATGGCCAAAAGCTCTGGCGGAATGTTAGCCATCTGACTGCGCCTCAATTTGAGCCTTCACCAAGACCTTCTCGCGCTCAAGAGCAAGGTCGGCTTCTAGCTTGCGAACCTTGGCCTCGAGGTCGGCGTTGGTCTTGGCTTCGTTGATATCCATCGCCGACTGCGCCTTGTCTTGGCTGATCTGAATGTCGGACTGCGCCTTCTGTTTCTTGCCCTCAATGTCAGCAGTCGTCCTTGCCCTGAGGGCCTCTGCCTCAAGTTGCGCGAGCTGTTGGGCATACTCGAGTGGCCCTTGCTGCTGGCCTTGCTGCTGAGGCTGGAGTGCGCGGATCGCTTCCATCTGGGGAGACTGCTGGACAACCTGCGCGGCGCGCTGGCTAATCAGCATGTCGAGGTTCGGGTCGATGTCCTCAAACTTAAAGTTGCCGTCACGAACATCCGGCAAATCAGGCAACGGAACTCCGATGCTGGCTTGCATTCGCGTGCGATAAAGAAGCGCGATGTGCTCCGCAACGTGAGCAATGAGAATTGGCTGCAATGTTGCGGCTCCGGGATTGCCACCCAGCGAGGGGTCAGACAGGAACTGAATGTGGACGGCGATGTGCGATTCGTGGTCCTGCTCCGGGAACGCCCTGATCGGCTTGCCGTAGAGGACACTCATGTTCTCGTCGATCGGGTCGATGCGAGGAGCCTCCGCTGGCTCCTTCAAAATCTCGTCAATGTTCTGAATGCGGATCGCCTCGTACATCCGCTTGTAGGCTTCGTACATGTCGTGAAGCTCTGGGGCGGACCTCGCCATCTCGAGGATGGCTTGTGCTTGGGCAATGCGCTGGGCAGTAGAAAAGATGTTGGGGTCGCTGACCGGGACGACATCGATGCGCTCGTCAAAGTCAGCGGCGTAAACTTTGTTGCTCGATCCTGCAATCGCAAAGTCAAAACTCTCTGGGAGGTTCTCAGCGTTCAGCTGGGCAAGCAGCTTAAACTCTTGCCCTTGCGAGTTGTGGAGCCTCTTGTGTATCGCAGAGAATGACTTGCTGCCTTGCTCAATCAGGGCAATCGTCGAGCCGACAGGGGCATTGGGATTTACGTCGCCGACATTCAAGTCTGCCGTGCTGGCGAACCGCTGGCCAATGTCAACGACATATCCGAGCAGCTGGAAAAGAACCGCCGATGGCTCCTTAAACGGCAACGGCATGATCGCCTTCTTGACATCGTCGACTGTCGCCTCGAGGTCAACGAACTCACCGGGGCTTACATCGATCTCGCCGCCGCTGACACGGCCCTTGAGCTTGAAGCCGCCCTGCATGTTGGAGAATGCAGCCGAATCAAGAAGGGCACGCAAAGCCCCAGTCGCAGCTTTTCCGAGACCGCCGATGATGTGGTAGAGGCCAA